ATATAAATTATATATTTATATATATATATAAATTTTCATATCATGCAATCCTTAGCTCAAATACATTATACGAATCCTAACGGAAACATCTCATTTTCAATCAGGCGAGATTCATCCTTAGGGATAGTAGAGATATCTATGTATAATTCTACACATAGATATGTCTGTACAACGTCAGTCCATCAATCCGTGATGAATACATTAAGATATCTTCTTGGTCTTCAAAATGGGTCATTAACTGTGCAAGAATTATCATTGTACCCTTCTGAGGGAGAATATATTCTAACAACAGAAAATGAACAGCAAAACTTAGTTACAGCAAAATGGTCCGATGTAAGTGGACGCTTTCAGCTTAGTTTAACTTGATTTAAAAATCGATATATATTTATCACCGATCTCATAAAGTCCTGAAGCCCGTGGTATACGTCCCATTGATTTTAATGAAGAAGTTGCTGTAAATCCAATCGATTCTTTTTTTTTATAAGCTTTTTCTGCTGCTTTGGCTCGTTCCAATGTTTTGAAGGGAGAGATTGCCACAGCATCTTTGTTCCAAGGAATCGGACGATTCATTCTGTTTAATACGGTGAATAAATAGAATGGGATGCTTTGCATCCCATTCTATTTAGAGCCTATAAAGGAGGTGCTCTGCACCTCCTTTAATACGGAGAAGACAACCAAGGAACCGTCGCACCATCACTGCCAGATGTTGTGCAAGCCCGATTGTTTCCTTCTTTACAGGTTTGTCCTGGAATCCTAAATAACCAATTCTGAAAACTGTGTTGATCATTGGGAATGGTGGTGGATGGTTGAGGAGTCCAGATTCGTTGACTTTGATTATGTTGGAAGACATCCGTAGGATCTCCATACATCTTCGTCTGGAAGGAATCACTCCACTTGCGAGGGAGATCTTTATCGGTCAGTGCTGCTCCTCGTCCAGGATTATCTCCAATTTCGGTGAGAAGTACATTCATAAAGGGATTCGCAGCGGTCGGAGAGGTTCGGTTGTCATCTCCAATCACATCTTGTACCGGTTGATCTGCAGCAGCAATACCTGCAATTAAGGCTGCCGGACTTCCTGGCATGCTAAAGGGAAGCTGATCTGTGGGTTCTCCAAAGCCTTCGCGGAGCACCCCTCGCTGTTTCATTCCATAATAAGCTGCAATAGCAATTCCAGCAAAGGCAAGACTGATTCCCAAGTATTTCACCTCCCTACATAGAATGGCGAGTACAATGGCAAGATAGACTCCAAAGCGTGTTAATGAGTTTAAGGCAGTTGTAGAACACTTCTTTGCAGCATCAGAAAATGGATAAAAATCCTGTGCATCTTTTAACAAGATAGAGGGATCTTCTGTCCAAAAGCTCGGGCAACTCATTCTAATCTTATAAGAGTATTTTGCAAAGCAAAATACTCTTATAAGATTAGAATCTGTAAAATCAATCTTATCAGTATTTATTTTACTCATTCTATAAATGAAACAGAGAATTACTTTATAATTTTCATTCTTTACTATTTCTTTCGAGGTGTACCAGCTCCTCCTTTTTTACTAAAAGGGAGGGCAAACATAGCTTCTAGTTCTGCATCTGTTACAGCAGAGGCAGCTGCAGAATTAGATGCTGCTGCTGAATTAGATGCTGCTGCATCTCCTCTGCTAAAGGAGCCACTGCCTCCCGCTTCACGGGAGGCAGCGGCTCGTTTTGCCTCCATCTTCTTGCGAAGACGTTCCTGTACCTCTCGTCGACGGGCAGATCCATCATTCCCTGTTTCACGATCGGATCCACTCAGCATCTCCGTTAATCCTCCAAATAATTCACTAAACATAGGATTATCACTGAACTCTTTCATCATCTCTTCCGCTTCACGCATCAAATCCTCTCGTTTGAGCTCTCCTCGTTCAAACTTGGCTTGGATCTTTTTTGCAATGCGCTGCGCTCCTGCCATCAACAATTCAGGCTTCTTTGTAAAAATATCTTGCAAGTATCCAAAGATTTTGGAGGGATCTGATGTTTCCAAGACCTCGGGATTCAATCCAAAATCTTCTGGTTTAAACTCTCGTGCCAGTTCTTCTGCCATTTTGGCAATCTGTCCCTTGAACAATCGTTCAGGAATCTTGAAGGCAGGAGCTGCACCGCTTACATCGGGTTTTCCAAATCCATCCATCATTTCCTTCAATTTGTCCATCATGGATTTCATCATCGGACTCTCTGCCATCTCCTTCATCTGGTGCATCATGCCACTCAGATCCAAACTTCCAACATCAAAAGATGCTGCACTCAGCAATGCAAGAGTTTGTAAATGATTCCAAATCGCTTTGTGCGTCATTTCACTCACTTCGCCCCATAAAGCAGCTGTTAGTCGAATTCCAGGAAGAAACTCCTTGGTAAATAAGCGAGTGGGATCTCGGGTTGTGAGGGCGGCAGGTGTATCTTTCCACAAGGCTACAAACTCCTTCTCCACATCTGCAACCGGTCTGGCTTGGACTGCTGCAATCTCCTTTGAAAGTTCCGGAAAGGTAGGGATCAAATCATCACAAAAGGCAGTCAGAGCTGTTGCAAACGTGGTTGCCATATCTGGTGCGGGGATAGATTTCACAAAAGGATGCTATCCGCAAAGAGAATTCACACGTCCCTTTGGGACGTGTGAATTCTCTTTATGGTCTTATTTTCATCGGGATATAACATCCCAATGAAAATAAGAACGCAAAAAATTGATTTATAGAGGATTACGGATTCCCACCACCTTAAAGTAACAATGTCAGAAGATACTCAATGTGTAGCAACTACACAGAAAAAAAGTCGATGTACCCACTATGGACTTTATTTTGAAGGTTATTGTAAAATGCATCAGAATATGAAATTAAAGACTGATGCAGAGTATAAAGCTCGCTATGATGCGCGACCGCATCAGGGAGCAATTCCTATCTTACGACATGAACACCCTGCACCAGCTCCAGCTCGTGCTCGCTCAATAAGTCCACCACCACCACCACCGCCACCACCGCCTGCTCCTGCTCCTGCTCCTGCTCCTGCTCCTGCTCTAGCACCAGCTTCTCGTCTTATTACTCTTGAACCAGTATATACAGAGACTGCCGCAAAACGTCGTGATGAAAATATTGGAAAAAATAAGAAACTTATAGAATCTTTATCACATCCAACTCCTGAACATCTTATACTATATTCTGTAAAATTTATACATATATGGGATAAATACCATATTCCTGGTTTTGAATGTCCAAGAGCCTATGCCATTTTGCGACATGTTGCCGTTCGAACCACACGTGAAATTGAAGATAGAGATAAATTATTTAAGGCGGTTCTATCTCTATATCTTTTATCCGAAGGAAATCATCCAGAGTATATTAGCTATATATCTATTCCATCTGCACGACGAGAAGATGCATTACAACAAATCACTAACGCATTACTTCCCTTTACAAAACTGGAAGATGATAGGATGATTCCAAGTTTAGGAATCATTCCAAAAACGGATGCATGGGTTAAAATTATTCGAAGACGATATATCGAGGAAACACGGCGTCTTCAGGAAGAAGCACGTAGAATTGCAGAAGAAGAACGGAAACGTCTGGAAGAAGCGGCAGCTGCTCTAGCTGCGGAAGCAGCACAACGTCGTCGGCAATTGCAAGAAGATCTTCTTCGACATCCTGTGGTCTTTAAACGAGATCCTGAAGGAAGTATTGATTTGGCTGCCTTAGGGGCAGATCCTCAGAGCGTCCATCGATCCTCTGTCCAGAATACCACTCAGAAAGCTCTTCCCAAACTTATGACACGATGTATGGAAGAAGGACAAGAAACCTTGCTTGAAATTATTACAGATTTGACGGATACAACAAAAGTGCGTGTATCAGGAACGGATACACGTGAACGAATGATTACAGAAATTACCAATGATTACTTTGAATGTATTGCCTTCTCCGTTCCCTATGGAGATGTGCTGGATCGTGTATGGGCGTTTATTCGAAGTCATAAATATCGTAGCGATATGTTTATTCGATTGGCACAAGAAATTGCCGAAGGCATGGGTATGTGTACCAATGGAAAAATGGCAAGACTGATCAACGTCCTACAAGGATATGATGATACCTTGGAGATCGATCCTCCCAAAGAAGTCTTTCAAGAGAAAATAGCATTACTCATGAAACGACCGGCAGAAGAACGTGCAACTGCTGCACGTGCCTTATTTATTGAATTCTTAATTCCTGAAGCCGAACAAGCTCCCTGGTTAGAATCATTAGAAGATTAAGTGTGATTACTATTATTCCACTTTTTCTGTTGTGATGTCATACGCAATTCTCGTAATCTTTCTAACTCATTTAATCTATTTTTCTGTTGTCTCGAAACAATATTCTTTATAGTTCCAGTATAGTAATCTCCTCCACTTTGTTTACGCGTCAAACGACGGTTACGACTAGATCTGCGATTGGAACGTCGGGTAGAACGCATATTCTACTTAGGCAATACGTTCTGCTAATACCACCAACACTTTGCAATAATCCCAAATATGAGTTTGATTTGCCTCTCCCATTGTTTTCCAATGTTTATCAAAGATCCAATAGGCATACGATATATCTGCAAATTCTCCTTCCAACTTGGCTTTGGCACGCGTAATTAATTCTTCAGGATTATTATTTTTTACAGCTTCTTTAAAATCCGGATAGACATAGTCCATAAATCCGGAATGAATCAGTTTCGGATTTACCTTTTTAAGACTTTTTAAGGCTTCGACTGCTTTTTTAAGATCTGCTTCTTCATGGTAGGTTTCGGAAAGATCTTCCAAAAAGGAAAGGAGCTGGTTATTGAATGCCGCAAGAGGGGATGCCATTTCTTTTGAATAAGAAATAATAGGATTGGTTTAAATGCGTTTTGTGGGACCTGGAATATCCGCATCACGAGAGCGACTAAAGGCTTCAAAATCATGCATTAATGCTTCTTCCTTTTTGGTACGGGGGGTGGCAGATGCCGCTCCCCCAGAAGCACTGCCTCCTACCGTTCCTCCCAATTGTTCAAAGTTACGTAAAATACGATTCATGCTTCCTCCTTTTTCAATGGTGAAAGCATCCGTCAGAAAAGAATAATTATCGCTCATTTTGGAAGCTCCCATTTCTTGCATATGCCAGGGACTGGGTTCGACTCCCCCTCCTCCACTTGCAGCAGCCTTCCCGTCAGCGGAGCTGACGGGAAGGCTGCTACTGCCTCCTCCCGCATGGCGGGAGAAGGCTGCAGCAGCCGGAGCCGCAGTCGCAGCACGGCTAGAAGGTTCAGCCCGTGTAATGTCGGGAGAATAAACTGGCATCACCAAGGGAACCGATCGCTCTTCCAATGTCTTCTCTCCCCCACTCGTTCGAATTCCAGCTGAAGAAGCACTGGCTGTATCACGCTGTCGACGTTCAAATAACCAATTATTCACAGCATTGGCACCTGCACGGGGTTCAGACTCTCCCACAATTTGTAACGAAGGAACGACCCGGAGCCATGACGGAAGAGGAGGACGAGATGGACTGGGATCCACACAAAGAAGTTGAAACTCTCTTGCGTAGGGTGTTTTCGTCAACTCTCCTAGAAATGCCTGACAATGACGACAGGTCATGCTAAAATAGCATATATGTCGACGAGTGCTCATTCTAACCCGAGGAGGTAAAATTGCAACGTCATTTTACCTCCTCAAAATGTTCTAAAAATTAGTGGGAGGGGGTAAGAATCCCTCCTAAAAATTGAGCATCTAATACCCTGATAGAGGGATGTCATCCGGAACCATGTTTCAAAATTATCTAGAAGACAAAGACTGTGTCCCACTTCTCACATCCAAGGAGAAGTTACGGGCGACATTTGAAATGACTCCCTGTACAACGACGGTTGCAAATACCCTTCGTAGGCAAATATTAATTGCAACCCCTTCCATTGGGTTTAAGACAGAACCCGCAGTAGAAAGTGATGTAAAAATTACAAAAAATACAACACCTGTTCCAAATGAAATGCTTGCCCTTCGTATTGGGTTGATTCCTGTTGCAGCCGATCCAACCACCTTTGATTCATCGCGTTATATCTTTCAATTAAATGTTATCAATGAAACGGATTCTACAATGGATATAACTGCATCTGATTTTGTTGTAATGGAAAAAGATTCTGCAACTGCTACGGAAGGAGTTCGACTTTCCACTGAACAATTCTTCCCCCCTGATCCCATCACAGGACGAACATGTTTAATTACGCGTCTTCGCCCTCAATGGAATCCCTCTCATCCACCTGAATCCATTGTTCTAACTGCTACAGCCTCCATTGGAACGGGCGCGATGAATATTCGTTGGTCCCCTGTATCCCAATGTTCCTTTGAAAATACAATTGATACAAATCCAACTCGTCAAAAGGAAATGTTTGAACATTGGGTGCAAACAAGTAAAAAGGTTGCGGAAGAAGGAGCAGATCCAGAATTAATGAAGCGTCTTCGTATGGAATTTGATACTATGGAAGTAAAACGATGTTTTAAGGTAAATGAATTAGGAGAACCCAATCATTTCACCTTTCATCTTGAATCCGTTGGAATTCGATCCATTCCCTCCATTGTCATGGATGGAATTATTGCATGTAAACAGTTGCTAGAAACCTACAAAGATATTGATACAATGATTCCAGCGAATGTAAAATTTCAACAAAGTAATAAGAGATATTCTGCGATTGATTGTATCTTTCAGAATGAATCTCCTAATACATTATTACAATTACTTCAGTCCTATCTCATTTATAATCATATTGAAGGATCAAAGGAACCTCGTATTTCATATGCTGGTGTAAATCCTAGTCATCCTCTCACAAATAAACCGTATATTGTTATAGCACTTCCCACCACAGAAGGAGAAGCACGAACGGTAGAAGCCGAAATAGGACTTGCCCGGTATGCAATTGCTCAAGTATGTCGGTCTCTCTCGCTCTATTTTGATGAAATGGCGAAGGATTGGAATCGTACCACAGGAGCTCCTCTTCCGATCAGTTCTTCCCTTGCTCCTCCTATAGAAACACTTGCTATAAATACTTCTGTGAAAGCCTCAGCTCCTGCGGAAGTCCCTGCTCCTGTGGAAGCTCCTGCCCCTGTGGAAGCCCCTGCACCAGCTCCTGTTGAAACTCCTGCATCAGCACCAGCTCCTGTGGAAACTCCAGCACCAGCACCAGCACCAGCACCAGCACCAGCACCAGCACCAGCACCTGTGGAAGTCCCTGCTCCTGCTCCTGCTCCTGCTCCTACTCCTGCATCGGCATCTGCCTCTGCAGAATCAACACCAGTTCCTGCAAAACGA